AATCTATCAAAAAGTTTTGCATATCAGAAACTTGCATCCGAGATAGATAATTGTGATGATCGTGAAGAACTTAGAAACGTCGCCAAATCTTTTATCAAATTATATTATAAACAACAAGAGACAATGCAAGTCATAGGAATACCGTCAGATGACAACTAAGAAGATAACTTTCGATCCAGATGCTAGTGCAGCACCTGCAGCTAATTTTAACATTCTTGGTGGAGCAAACTTTGAAGGAAACTTTGAGGTTGTAGGCACATCTAATACTGCTTTTAGTCTTGAAGGATACTCTGGTTCATCTCAAATGACCAAGAGCGTGTCTATCGGGTCTACTGCTTTTCCTGCAGCAACTTTTGCTGTTGGATTTACAAGTGCTGCTGATGGTAAAGTTCGTATTTCGCTTGGTGGAACACAAACTAAACTTTTGAATGAAGGTCGATATGTATATGATGTGATTGTCAGTTCTGGTAATACATTCTACACGTTGGTTAATGGTAATATTCTTGTACGTCCAGGAGTGTCATCAATAACGGCACTATAAATATAAAAAAGGTAATATATTGTAAATGGCACAACCATCTACCCGACAAGAACTCATTACCTACTGTAAGAGACAACTTGGGGCTCCAGTATTAGAAATTAATGTTGCTGATGAACAGATTGAAGATCTGGTAGATGATGCTATTCAGTATTTTCATGAGAGACATTTTGATGGTGTAATTCAAACATTTTTACACTACAAAATTACAGAAGATGATATAAACAGAGGAAAAGGTCCTGGAACAGCAGGAGTTAGTGGAATTACTACCACCACGGTTACGGAAAGTGTTGGTGTAACGACTCAATTTAGTTTTACAGAGAATAATAACTATCTCAAGATCCCTCCAGCGGTTATTGGTGTAAATAAGATTTTCCGTTTTGATGGATCAAACACTACAACAAACAATATGTTTAGTGTTAAGTATCAATTATTCTTAAATGACATTTATGGTTTAGGATCTACAGAAATCTTGAGTTATGCGATGACCAAGAGATACTTAGAAGATCTCGACTTTGCATTAAATACGGAGAAACGAATTAGATTTAATCAAAGACAAGATCGGTTATATTTGGATATTGATTGGGGTAGTGTCAAGAAAGATGAATATCTCATTCTCGACTGTTATAGAACTATTGATCCCTCAGATTATTCAAGAGTCTATAACGATTCATTCTTAAAAAGATATCTAACCGCTCTCATTAAAAGACAGTGGGGCCAAAACTTGATCAAATTCCAAGGTGTAAAACTCCCAGGTGGCACTGAGTTAAATGGAAGACAAATTTATGATGATGGTATGAGAGACCTTGAAATCATCAGAGAGCAAATGTCTAACACATATGAACTTCCACCTCTTGATATGATCGGGTAAGGATTATGTTAAATCCATTTTTTCAACAAGGTTCATCAGGTGAGCAAAGTCTTGTACAAGACTTAATTAATGAACAACTCAGAATGTATGGCGTAGAGGTTCACTACATGCCTCGCAAATACATGACTGAAAAAACTCTCATGAGAGAGGTTGTTGAATCTAAATTTGATGACGCATATCCGATTGAAGCCTATGTTGAATCTTTTGATGGATATGGAGATAATCCAACATTACTTTCAAAATTTGGAATACAGCAAACAAACGAAATTACCTTAATCATTTCAAAGGAGAGATTTGAAAACTATATCTCTCCTTTGATGAAAAATGAGTCTAATGTAAAACTTTCTACTCGACCAAAAGAGGGAGATTTAATTTACTTCCCACTAGGAGATCGCTTATTTGAAATTAAATACGTTGAACATGAAAGACCTTTCTATCAGTTACAAAAAAATTATGTCTATGAATTAAGATGTGAACTCTTCCGCATTGAAGATGAAGTCATCGATACTGGTGTTGATGAAATTGATGATACTCTTGAAGGAATTGAAGGTGCAGATGGAGACATCATCTTCCAGGGTGTTGGTCTTCAGAAATTTACATTGGTTGGAACTGCAACATCCGCAACTGCAGTAACTACTGTTGTGGATGGTGCAGTCAGATTCATTGATATTACAAATAGAGGTTCTGGTTATCTTGCTAGACCTAGAGTTGCAATATCCTCTGCACCAGCTGGTGGAGTAACTGGTATCGCATCGGCATTCATGCTTGGTAATATTGTCGTTTGCACAGGGTCTGCACAACCAAATAGTAATCAACTCGTTGTACAAAGTGCTCCGCTTGTAAATCCAGGATCTGGATATACAGTTGCACCTAAGGTTCAGTTCTTCACGAATAATACTGATGGAAAAGGAACTGGTGCTGCTGGAACCTCAGTAATTACTAATCATGGTGCTATCGGTATTGTTACAGTTACTGGAGGTGGTTCAGGATACACTACAGCACCCACAATCACCTTTACTGGTCTATCTACAGTATCTGCTGCTGCAACAGCGATTGTGAGCGCAGCAGGAACTATTTCAGCGATTTACATAACAAATGCAGGTGCTGGTTATACAGAACCACCAACAATTTCTGTTGCAGTTCCAGGAAGTTCCTCTTCTGGAAACTTCTCATTCAACGAAACTATCACTGGTGGAACTTCTGGGGCAACCGCCAAGGTTAGAAAATGGAATGCAGAGACTGTTGAGCTGGATGTCTATGATGTTGATGGAATATTCCTGAGAGGAGAGACTATCACAGGATCTTCCTCTAGTGCAACTAGTATTATTAGAGTGATTGACGATGGTCCTGGAGAGACTGGATATGAGGATAATGATGGGTTTGAAACTGAAGCAGATGAGATTTTAGACTTTAGTGAAGCCAATCCTTTTGGCACTCCATAAATATAGTGTAACAAGAATCTAAAAATGTTTGAGTATTTTTATAACGAGATCTTGAGGAGAACCATTATTTCTTTTGGTACTCTTTTTAATGATCTTGAAATTAAGCACACTGACTCTTCAGATAATACTACAAGTATTATCAAAGTTCCGTTAGCTTATGGTCCTATTCAAAAGTTTTTAGCAAGACTTGAGCAGTCTCCTGACTTGAATAAATCGACGGCAATGTCATTGCCTCGTATGTCATTTGAGTTTACTGGTTTGACTTATGACCAAACCAGAAAGGTAACTACAACACAGCAATTTACTGTTAAAGATCCTGATAATGATACTGGTGTTAAAAAAGCATATATGCCAGTCCCTTACAATATGCAATTTGAATTGAGCATCATGACTAAATTAAATGATGATGCTCTTCAGATTGTAGAACAAATTTTACCTTACTTCCAACCAGCATATAACCTTACAGTAAATTTGGTTGGATCTATTACTGAAAAGAGAGATATTCCTGTGGTGTTAGAAAACATCACAATGCAAGATGACTATGAAGGAGACTACAAAACTCGTAGAGTTCTCTTGTATACGTTAAGGTTTACTGCAAAAACATATCTGTTTGGCCCTGTTTCTTCTGCTACATCAGATATCATCAAATCTGCTTCTGTTCGTTATCTCTCTGGAGATAGCAGGAGCACTACTAGAGATGTTACCTACAGACCTACTCCCAGAGCAATTAAAGATTACACTGGAGATGTTGTCACTAATCTTGCAGAGGATATCGAAACGAGCACAACATCATTTAATGTTGACAGTGGATCTGCAATCACACTTAAAAAATATGTTGAGATTGGTGGAGAAGAAATGTTTGTTACCAAGATATCTGGTAACAAAATTACCGTCGAAAGGGGTAAAGATGGAACAACTGTCATCTCACACCTCAGAGGTGCAGAAATTAAGGGTATTGACTATACCGGTACAGAAGATAGTGATCTCGTAGAATTTGGAGATGACTTCGGATTTAGTGGTACATACGAATGAAAATGACTAAAAAATATGATGGTTTAGATGATGCATTTAACGTAGAGACAGAAATTGTCTCTGCAGAAAAAGAGTCAATCGAAGTTGCTAAAAAATTAGAAAGACAAAAAAGTGATGTAGACAAAGATTATGAGTATACAAGGGGTAATCTTTATTCTATAATTGAAAAAGGTCAAGAGGCAATCAATGGTATTCTTGAATTGGCTCAAGAAAGTGAAATGCCTAGAGCATATGAGGTTGCTGGACAATTAATCAAAAACGTTGCTGATGCAACCGATAAATTATTGGACCTTCAGAAAAAACTGAAGGATGTCAATGAAGAATCTAAGAAAGGTCCTACGAATGTAACAAATGCTCTTTTTGTTGGATCTACTTCAGATCTATCAAAATTTCTGAAATCTCAGAATGAAGATACAGATAAAAAATAAATATAACTAAAGCTGAGGTAATATTAAGTGGCATTAAAGAAGCCTTCCGATTTTTTTAAAGTTGAAAAAGAAAGTTCTCTAGATTCTGTTAAGGAAGAATTACATTCTTCAAAACCAGAAAAAATTGAGAAAATTTCTGAGGCTTTTAGTGCTTTCAAAAGTAATCTGAATCATATTCAATCTCTGACGGATTTTTCTTCAACATTTGAAAGTTTTAAAGAAAATGTTGAAAAAGTTGAAACTATTTCTAATGAGATTGGTGATGTAAAAAAAGAAATTCAAACTCTAATCAAAAAAGAAGAGTTGGATGATGCCATGATGGCACATCTTTTCTTCGTAGAGGAAGCAATTGAAAAAATTGAGAATAAGATCTCTGGTGTAAATGAAAATATTGTTAATAAAATTAGTGAGGACTTTTCAGGTCTTTCTGAAATGGTCAATTCGTTTTTAGATATTGACGTACCAAAATATAAAAACTTAATTTCAGAATCGGAAGTCCGAATTGATAATAGATTTTTAAATTTAAAATCTGAAGTAGAATCTTCTTTAGAGGAATTTAATTCTGATGTTAATGAAGAATTAAAAGAGATTGTAAAAAATGTAGAGGCTATTAATGAAGATAGTCTGTCTACAATAAGAGAGGAAGTTGGTGATATTGCAGGAGTTGTGGTAGATCTTCTTAATGAGGATCTACCAGAATATAAAAAGTTTTTTGCTGAAACTGAGTTAAGAACTGAAGAAAAACTTGATGAAGCTCAGAGTATCTTTGACGAAAAAATTAATTTTATCAACCAGACATATCATGAACGGTTAGAGGAATTAAATACTACCGTTAAAGAATTTACTGAAACAGAGATTCCAAAGTACAGCAAAATGCTGGTGGAATCTAAGTTAAAGTCAGAAGAGGAAGTTAAAGAATTAGAAAAATCTGTTCTCGAAAAAGTCGGTGGTCTAACGGAGCAAATTGAAAATCTCTATAAAGTCAACAATATCAAAGAAACTGATATTGATTCTCTTTTAGAAAAAGTTCAAACAACCATTCAAGAATCAAAGAATCAAACTGAAGAAATCTTTGAATCTTATGCGAGATTGTGTAGGGATTCAAAGAAAAGAGAAGTAACTGAAGATAAAAAACTAAAAGGATTCTCTGGTCAATTAGAAAGTTTTGCAAAAAAACTTGAAAGGATTGAAGAAACTACAGTTCAAGATGTTTTAGAACTTCAAGAAAATCTTGACATCAGCACTTCTGCATATCACGAAAGATTAAAGAAAGAAGTATATAAGTTTGAAGAAGAATTAGTTGAGCAGATCAAAGGTCTTGAAGTCAACTTAAACACCAATGAAGTTCATATCAAGAAACAGAATGAGCACATTGAAAATATTAAGGAAGAAATTCAAGATGTAATTAGCAAACTTCATATTGATTCTATTGAAGAGAAGAATCAAGCTCTTATCGAGAAAGTAAATCATATTGAAGATGTTCTTTCTAAGTTTAGCGAAAAGGCACTTCTGACTGAAGATACTCCAATTACACCAGGAAGTCCCGATACTAAGACTAATGATCCCCTCACATCATTAGATAAGAACTATGTGACTCTGAAACAACTTCAAGATCACTATAGACTTTTTATTAATAGAATTCAGGTTCAACTGTCTTCCATCGGTGGCGGTGGTGCTGGATTTATAAAAGATCTTGCAGATGTTAGTTTTGATGAAAGTGCAGGCACTAATAAACTTTTAATATACAATGGAACAGAGTGGGTTGGCATTGCTAGCACAGCACTTACTGGAACTGGAGAGGCTACAACATTATCAAGTGATGTGAGTGGAGTTAATCTTACTCTTACTGGAAATTTAAGTGTTGCGGGTACTATTACATATGATGATGTAACTAACGTTGATTCACTTGGTATTGTTACTGCAAGAAACGGTATTGAAATTGGTCCTAACAGTGCAACAACAATTGTTTCTCTTGATGCAGCTACAGCAACTACCACTACAACATCAGAGTCTGACATAGATACTT